ATGACAATCGAGTTCTCCTCGGGAGACGGGCCGCCGGTGGATCTTCTGGCGGCCACGGAAGACATGTTTCGCGAAGCGGCGGAGGATTTGGTGCGGGCGCGGCGTGAGCTGCGCGCGGGCCGGATGGACGAGGTGAAGGCCGCCGTGCAGGCGGTGAAGGACCTCAAGGCGGCGCTTCATCTGGTCATGGAAGAAAGGGCGAGGGTTGAAAAGCTCCGTAGACAGGTCGGAGGCGTCGGTCCCGACCGCGCGCTCGACTTCGACGCCGCACGCGATGAGATCGGGCGCCGCCTGGCTCGCCTCCGCGACGCCGGAGAGGGTGAGTGAGTTTCTGGAAGGGCTGAGCGGCAATGCTCTGCTGGCCCTGCCGTGGATGTTCGAGTTCTGGGCGCTGCCGCATCAGCTGCCCCCCGAGGGCGCCTGGAAGAGCTGGGTGATCATGGGCGGGCGCGGTGCGGGCAAGACGCGGGCCGGGGCCGAGTGGGTGCGGGCCGAAGTGGAGGGCTCCGCACCGCTCGACCCCGGCAGGTCGCGGCGGGTGGCGTTGGTGGGCGAGACGGCCGATCAGGTGCGCGAGGTGATGGTGTTCGGCGAGAGCGGCATCCTCGCCTGCTCGCCGCCGGACCGCCGCCCGGAGTGGGAAGCGGGGCGGCGGCGGCTGGTCTGGCCGAACGGCGCCACGGCGCAGGTCTTCTCGGCCCATGAGCCGGAAAGCCTGCGGGGGCCGCAGTTCGATGCGGCCTGGGCCGACGAGCTGGCGAAGTGGAAGAAGGCCGAGGAGGCCTGGGACATGCTGCAGTTCGCGCTGCGGCTGGGGACGCATCCGCGGCAGGTGGTGACGACGACGCCGCGCAATGTAGGGGTGCTGAAGGCGATCCTGAAGAACCCCTCGACCGTGGTGACCCATGCCCCGACCGAGGCGAACCGGGCTTACCTCGCCGCGTCCTTCCTCGAGGAGGTGCGGGCGCGCTACGAGGGGACGCGGCTCGGGCGGCAGGAGCTGGACGGGGTGCTGCTGGAGGAGGCCGAGGGCGCGCTCTGGACGGCTGCGCGGCTGGAGGCGCTGCGGCTGGACGTGGCGCCGCGCCTGAGCCGGGTGGTGGTGGCGGTCGATCCGCCGGTCACCGGGCATGGCGGGTCGGACGAATGCGGGATCGTCGTGGTGGGGGCCGTCACCGAGGGGCCGCCGCAGGACTGGCGGGCGGTGGTGCTGGAGGATGCCTCGGTCGCCGCGGCCTCGCCCGATGCCTGGGCCCGGGCGGCGCTGGCGGCGGTCCGGCGGCACGGGGCGGAGCGGCTGGTGGCGGAGGTCAACCAGGGCGGCGATCTGGTGGAATCGGTGATCCGGCAGATCGACCCGCTGGTGCCCTATCGCGGCGTGCATGCGACGCGGGGAAAGGTGGCCCGCGCCGAGCCGGTGGCGGCGCTCTACGAGCAGGGCCGGGTCAGGCATCTGCGCGGGCTGGCGGGCCTCGAGGCGCAGATGTGCCGGATGACGTTGCAGGGCTACGAGGGCAAGGGTTCGCCCGACCGGGTGGATGCGCTGGTCTGGGCGCTGACCGATCTGATGATCGAGCCCTGCCGCGCCTGGGTGAACCCGCGGCTGCGGACGCTCTGAAGGCGCGCCGGGGGCGGGCAGCCAGCGGCGAGGGATTTCTTGCCAGGATGAAGACAGGACGCTGCGACCTTCGGGGCGCGGGCTGAGGGCGCGTGCCCGGACGGATCAGGAGGGTTGCGACATGGTGTTGGGGTTTCTGCGGCGGCGCGGGCCGGAGGTGGTCGAGACGAAGACCTCGGCCACCGGGCCGATGATCGCCTGGCAGGGCTCTGGTCGGGTGGTCTGGAGCCCGCGCGATGTGGGCTCGCTGACGAAGACCGGGTTTCTGGGCAATCCGATCGCCTTCCGGGCGGTGAAGCTGATCTCGGAGGCGGCCGCGGCGCTGCCTCTGGTGCTGCAGGATTGCGAGCGGCGCTTCGATCTGCATCCGCTGCTGGATCTGGTGGAGCGGCCGAACCCGGTGCAGGGGCGGGCGGATCTGCTGGAGGCGGTCTATGCGCAGCTTCTGCTGACGGGCAACGCCTATCTGGAGGCGGCGCCGGGGCTCGGCACGCTGCCGGGGGAGTTGCATGTGCTGCGCTCGGACCGGATGGCGCTGGTGCCGGGGGCGGATGGCTGGCCGGTGGCCTATGACTATACGGTGGGGGCGCGGAAGCATCGCTTCGACATGACGGGCGGCGTGGCGCCGATCTGCCATATCAAGACCTTCCATCCGCAGGACGACCACTACGGCTTTTCGCCGATGCAGGCGGCGGCGGTGGCGGTGGATGTGCATGTCAGCGCCTCGCGCTGGTCGAAGGCGCTCTTGGACAACGCGGCGCGGCCTTCGGGGGCGATCGTCTACAAGGGGGCGGACGGGCAATCCTCGCTGAGCGCGGATCAGTATGACCGGCTGGTGGGCGAGATCGAGGCGAACCATCAGGGGGCGCGCAATGCCGGGCGGCCGATGCTGCTGGAAGGCGGGCTCGACTGGAAGCCGATGGGCTTCTCGCCTTCGGACATGGAGTTCCAGAAGACCAAGGAATCGGCGGCGCGGGAGATCGCCATCGCCTTCGGCGTGCCGCCGATGCTGATGGGGATCCCGGGGGATGCGACCTATGCCAATTACCAGGAGGCGAACCGGGCCTTCTACCGGCTGACGGTGCTGCCGCTTGCGGCGAAGGTCACGGCAGCGGTGTCGCACTGGCTGGCGGGGTTCAGCGGCGAGCGGGTGATGCTGCGGCCGGATCTCGATCAGGTGCCGGCGCTGGCGGCGGAGCGCGACCAGCAGTGGATGCGGGTCGGGACGGCGGATTTCCTGACGGTGGCGGAGAAGCGGGCCCTGCTCGGCCTGCCGCGGATCGCGGAGGACGAATGATCCAGCCGCGCAACGGGGGCTCGCGCTTCCTCTACGACAGTTTCGATGTGGCCAGCGCCCGGATCGACGCCAACGAGCGCGTCGCCGAGGAGCGCTGGAGCGCGCTGGAATACCGGCTGGGCCAGATCGAGAGCACGCTGGAGCGGTTGGAGCGCCGCATCTGGCTGGGGGTTTACGGGGTCGCCGCCTTCCTTCTGACGCAGGGGGCGGAGGCTGTGCTGAGGGCGGCGATGAGGTGAGGCGATGGGGATGAGGGACGTGTTCGGCGCGCCGGAGGTGAAGTTCCACCGGCCCGAAGCGGGGCTGGTGGTGACTGAGGGCTCGAAGGTGGAGGGCTATGCCTCGATCTTCGGCAGGCGCGACCAGGGCGGCGATGTGGTGCTGGCGGGGGCCTATGGCGGGTCGCTGGCGGCGCTGGCTGCGGCGGGGCGGCGGGTGAAGATGCTGTGGCAGCATGATCCGGGCCAGCCGATCGGGGTCTGGGACGAGGTGCGGGAGGACGCCACGGGGCTCTACGTCAAGGGGCGCATCGTGACCGAGGTGGAGCGGGGCCGCGAGGCGGCGGCGCTGCTGGCGGCGGGGGCGATCGACGGGCTGTCGATCGGCTATCGCACGCTCCGGGCGGAGCGCGATGCCAAGGGCAGCCGGGTGCTGGCCGAGGTGGAGCTTTGGGAGGTGTCGCTGGTGACCTTCCCGATGCTGGCGGAGGCGCGGGTCGCGGCCAAGGCCGAGACGCCGGCCGATTGGAACTGGCGCGATCTGGCGACGATCTTCGAGGATGCGCGCCGGGCGCTGGCCGAGGGCTGACAGGTTCACGAAAGGGAAAGACGGGATGACCGAGACGAGGACTCGGGCCGGGACAGGCATGTCCGAGGCCCGGACGCCGGTGGCGGAGGTGCAGACTGCCGTGACCGGGTTCCTGAAGGAGATCAAGGGCTTTCGGGACGAGGTGAAGTTGGTGTTGCAACAACAGGAAGAGCGTTTGACCATGCTGGATCGGAGAACCATGAGCTACGGGCGCCCGGCGCTGTCGGCGGCGGCCGAGACCGAGGCGCCGCATGTGAAGGCCTTCGACGCCTATCTGCGCTCGGGCGACGACGATGCGCTGCGCGGCCTCGTGCTGGAAGGCAAGGCGATGAGCACCGCGGTGGCGGCGGATGGCGGCTATCTGGTCGATCCGCAGACGGCGGAGACCATCCGGTCGCTGCTGCTGTCGACCTCGTCGCTGCGCGCGGTGGCGAGCGTGGTGCATGTGGAGGCCTCGAGCTTCGACGTGCTGATCGACCGCAGCGAGGTCGGCTCGGGCTGGGCGACGGAGGCGGCGGCGCAGGCCGAGACCGCGACGCCGACCATCGAGCGGATCTCGATCAGGCTGCACGAGCTGTCGGCCATGCCGAAGGCCAGCCAGCGGCTGCTGGACGACTCGGTTTTCGACGTGGAGGGCTGGCTGGCCGGCAAGATCGCCGCGCGCTTCATCCGGGCGGAGTCGGCGGCCTTCATCAGCGGCGACGGCGTCGACAAGCCGAAGGGCATCCTGCAGCACCCGAGGGTCGCGAACGCCGCCTGGAACTGGGGTAGCATCGGCTATGTTTCGACCGGGGCGGCGGCGGATTTCCCCGCGACCAATGCGGCGGATTGCATCATCAACCTCGTCTACGCGCTGTCGGCGGATTACCGGGCCAATGCGAGCTTCGTGATGAACTCGAAGACCGCGGGCGCGGTGCGCAAGATGAAGGACGCGGACGGGCGCTTCCTGTGGTCGGACGGGCTGGCGGCGGCGGAGCCGGCGCGGCTGATGGGCTATCCGGTGCTGATCTGCGAGGACATGCCCGACATCGCGGCCAACGCCTTCGCCATCGCCTTCGGCGATTTCGCCAGCGGCTACACCATCGCCGAGCGGCCCGACCTGCGGGTGCTGCGCGACCCGTTCTCGGCCAAGCCGCATGTGCTGTTCTATGCCAGCAAGCGGGTGGGCGGCGACGTGACCGACTTTGCCGCGATCAAGCTGCTGAAGTTCGCGCTGACCTGACCGGCGGCGCGATGATCCGGCCCTGACCGGGCCGGGAGCATGGGTGCGCATCGGGGCTCCGGGCCCTCGCGCCGTCTAGCTGCTTCCCTCCGTCCGAGCGACGCGGGTGCGCGCCCATGAACCCTTGGAGGGTTTTTCGGGGATGTGAGGATGTTGATCGAGCAGACGACGGCGCCTGTCGCCGCCTTGCCGGTGCAGGCGCTGAAGGATCACTTGCGGCTCGGCACGGGCTTTGCCGATGACGGGCTGCAGGACGGGCTGATGGAGAGCTACCTGCGGGCCGCGCTGGCGGCGATCGAGGGGCGGATCGGCAAGGCGCTGATCGCGCGGCGGTTCCAGCTGGTGCTGGAGCGCTGGCGCAGCGAGAGCGGGCAGGCGCTGCCGGTGGCCCCGGTCTCCACCGTGCTGTCGGTGACGCTGGTCGATGCGGCGGGGGCAGCGCAGGTGGTTCCGGCGAGTGGCTGGCGGCTGGCGCCGGACATGCACAGGCCGCGGCTGCTGCCGGTGGGGATGCTGCTGCCCGCCGTGCCGAGCGGCGGGCGGGTCGAGGTGGTGTTCGAGGCGGGGTTCGGGGCTGCCTGGGGCGCGGTGCCGTCCGACCTCGCGCAGGCGGTGCTGCTGCTGGCGGCGGAGTATTACGAGCATCGCAGCGATGGCGGGATGCGCTCTGCCGGGCTGCCCTTCGCGGTGGTCACGCTGATCGAGCGCTGGCGCACGGTGCGGGTGCTGGGCGGGGGGCAGGCATGAGCGTGGAGCTGGGCCGCGCGCTGGTGCTGGAGCGGCCGGTGCGGGTGGCGGATGGCGCGGGGGGCCATGCCGAGAGCTGGGTGGCGCTCGGCACGCTCTGGGCCGAGGTGGCGCCGGGCTCGGGGCGCGACGTGGCGGGCGAGGAGGTGACGCTGGCCTCGGTGCCCTGCCGGATCACGGTGCGGGCGGCGCCCTTCGGCGCGCCGTCGCGGCCGGTGGCCGGGCAGAGGTTCCGCGAGGGCGGTAGGGTCTTCGCCATCCTCGCCGTGTCGGAGCGCGATGCGGGCGGGCGTTACCTGACCTGCTTTGCCCGCGAGGAGGGTCCGGCATGAGCTATGGCGTGGCGGCGGCGCTGCAGGCGGCGGTCTATCAGCGGCTGGCGGGGACGGGCGCTCTGGCGGGGGTGCCGATCCATGACGCGATCCCGCCGGGCGGCGGGAGCGGAACCTATGTGCTGCTCGGGCCGGAGGAGGTTTCGGACCAGTCGGACAAGAGCGGCGGCGGGGCGGAGCATCGCTTCGTCGTCAGCGTGATCTCGGATGCCGAGGGGTTTCTGGCGGCGAAGGCGGTCGCGGCGGCGGTGTCGGACGCGCTGGTGGATGCCGCGCTGACGCTCGGGCGGGGGCGGCTCGTCGGGCTGCACTTTCTGCGGGCGGTGGCGAAGCGGCGCGATGCGGGCGCGGTGCGACGGATCGATCTGACCTTCCGGGCGCGGGTCGAGGACTGAACAGGAGTGGAGAGCGAGATGGCTGTGCAGAACGGCAAGGACTTGTTGATCAAGCTGGACCTGACCGGGGACGGGCAGTTCGAGACCATCGCGGGGCTCAGGGCCACGCGGATCAGCTTCAACGCGGAGGCGGTCGATGTCACCTCGCTGGAAAGCCAGGGCGGCTGGCGCGAACTGCTGGGCGGCGCGGGGGTGAGATCGGCGTCGATCTCGGGCTCGGGGGTGTTTCGCGATGCGGGCACAGACGAGCGGGCGCGGCAGATCTTCTTCGACGGCGAGGTGCCGGATTTCCAGGTCATCATCCCGAGTTTCGGCGTGGTGCAGGGGCCGTTCATGATCACGGCGGTGGATTACGCCGGGAGCCATAACGGCGAGGCGACCTATGAGCTGACGCTGGCCTCGGCGGGCGTGCTGAGCTTCACGGCGCTCTGATGGCGAATCCCTGGGCGGGAGAGGTGGCGATCTGGCTCGATGGCCAGCGCCATGTCGGCAAGCTGACGCTGGGCGCGCTGGCGGAGCTGGAGGCGGCGCTGGAGACGGGCTCGCTGGTCGATCTGGTGGAGCGGTTCGAGGGCGGGCGGTTTTCCACCCGCGACGTGCTGGCGCTTCTGGTGGCGGGGTTGCGCGGCGGGGGCTGGCAGGGGACGGCGGCGGATCTGCGCACGGTGGAGATCGGCGGCGGGCCGGTGGGGGCGGCGCGGGCGGCGGCGGAGATGCTGGCGCGGGCCTTTGCGGTGCCCGGAGAATGAGAGGGGGAGAATGAGCGGGATCGACTGGGCCGGGCTGATGCGGGTCGGGCTGACCGGGCTGCGGCTGTCGCCCGAGGCGTTCTGGCGGCTGACCCCGGTGGAGTTGCGGATGCTGCTGGGGGTCGATGCGGTGGCCCCCCTGACCCGCGCGCGGCTCGACGAGCTGGCGCGCGCGTTCCCCGATGCGAGGAGGACGGGCGATGGCGAGGATTGAGGAGCTGGAGGATCAGGTGGCGGCGCTGGAGGCGAGCCTCGGCGGCGCCTTGGGCGTGGCGCAGGCCTTCGAGGGCGAGCTGTCGCGGATGCGCGAGCAGATGGTCTTCACCGGGCGCGAGGTGGACCGGCTGTCGACCGGCATCGGCTACGGGCTGCGGCGGGCCTTCGATGGGCTGGTGTTCGACGGGATGAAGCTGTCGGACGCGCTGGAAGGCGTGGCGCGGACGATGGCGGACACGGTCTATGCCGTGGCGATGAAGCCGGTGCAGAACGCGGTGGGCGGGGTTCTCGCTCAGGGGATGAACGCGCTGCTCAGTGGCGCGCTGCCCTTCGCCGAGGGCGGGGCCTTCTCCGCCGGGCGGGTGATGCCCTTCGCCCGGGGCGGCGTCGTCTCGGGGGCGACGGAATTCCCGATGCGCGGCGGGCGCGGGCTGATGGGCGAGGCTGGGCCGGAAGCGATCCTGCCCTTGGCGCGGGGGGCCGATGGGCGGCTCGGCGTGCAGATGGCGGGCGGCGGGCAGGCGGTGACGGTGGTGATGAATGTGACCACGCCGGATGTGCAGGGCTTTCAGCGCAGCCAGGGCCAGATCGCGGCGCAGATGGGCCGGGCCTTGGCGCGCGGCCAGAGGAACAGGTGAGAGCATGGGATTTCACGAGATCCGCTTTCCCGCCAACCTGAGCTTCGGCTCGGTCGGGGGACCGGAGCGGCGCACGGAGATCGTGACGCTGGCCAACGGCTTCGAGGAGCGCAACACGCCTTGGGCGCATTCGCGCCGGCGGTATGACGCGGGGGTGGGGCTGCGCTCGCTCGACGATGTCGAGGCGCTGATCGCCTTCTTCGAGGCGCGGCGCGGGCAGATGTTCGGCTTCCGCTGGAAGGACTGGGCGGATTACAAATCCTGCCCGGCCTCCAAGCTGCCGGGGCCGCAGGACCAGCCGATCGGTCAGGGCGACGGGGCGACGACCGCCTTCACGCTGCGCAAGACCTATGTCTCGGGCGGGCAGGACTATGCCCGGCCGGTGCTGAAGCCGGTGGCGGGGACGGTGCGGGTGGCGGTGGCGGGCGATCCGAAGGTGGAGGGGGTCGAGTATGTCGTCGATCCGGCGACCGGGGTGGTGAGCTTTGCCGTGGCCCCCGATTTCGGGACGGCGGTGACGGCGGGGTTCGAGTTCGATGTGCCGGTGCGGTTCGACACCGACCGCATCCAGACCTCGGTTGCCTCGTTCCAGGCGGGGGATGTGCCCAACGTGCCGGTGGTGGAGCTGCGGCTGTGAGCGCGGCGGCGCTTTACGCGCATCTGGCGCTCGGGACGACGACGGTGTGCCGGGCCTGGGCGGTGCGGCGGCGGGACGGGGCGCTGTTCGGCTTCACCGATCACGACCGCGACCTGTGGTTCGAGGAGATGCGGTTCCGCGCCGACAGCGGGCTGACGGCGCGCAGCCTTCAGCAGACGACGGGGCTTTCGGTCGACAACTCCGAGGCGCTGGGGGCGCTGTCGGATGCGGCGGTGACCGAGGCGGATCTGCTGGCGGGGCGGTTCGACGGGGCGGAGGTGCGCTGCTGGCTGGTGAACTGGGCCGATGTGGCAGAGCGCGTGCTGCAGTTCCGCGGCAGTCTCGGCGAGATCACCCGCGCGGCCGGCACGTTCCGGGCGGAGCTGCGCGGCCTGACCGAGGCGCTGAACCAGCCGCAGGGCCGGGCCTATCAGCGCGACTGCTCGGCGGTTCTGGGCGATGCCTCCTGCCGCTTCGATCTGGGCCGGCCCGGCTTTATGGCGGAGCGGGTGGTGGAAGTGGTGGAGGACCGCGTGCTGTTCCGCTTCGGCGAGTTCCGCGGCTTCGACGACCGCTGGTTCGAGAAGGGGCGGATGGTGGTGCTGAGCGGCGAAGCGGCGGGGGCGGTGGGCGTGATCAAGAACGACCGGCTGGGGGCCGGGGGGCGGGTGGTGGAGCTGTGGCAGGCGATCGGCCCCGGGATCGCGCCGGGCGACCGGTTGCGGCTGGAGGCGGGCTGCGACCGGCGGGCCGAGACCTGCCGGCTGAAGTTCGGCAACATCCGCAACTTCCGTGGCTTCCCGCATATCCCGGGTGAGGATTGGCTGAGCGCGGTCCCCAGCGGCGCCTCGGTGAATGACGGCGGGAGCCGGTTCCGGTGAGCGGCTCGGCGGTGGTGGCCGAGGCGCGGCGCTGGATCGGCACGCCCTATGTGCACCAGGCGTCGGTGCTTGGGGCGGGGGCGGATTGTCTGGGGCTCGTGCGCGGGGTCTGGCGTGCGCTCTGCGGGCCGGAGCCGGAGCGGCCGCCGGCCTATACCCAGGACTGGGCGGAGCCTTCGGGGCAGGAACTGCTGCTGGCTGCGGCGGAGCGCTGGCTGCGGCGGAAACCGCTGGGTGAGGCGGCGGCGGGCGACGTGCTGTTGTTCCGCATGCGGGAGGGGGCGGTAGCCAAGCATCTGGGCATCCTCGCCTGCGCCGGCGCGGAGGCGAGCTTTGTCCATGCCTACAGCGGGCATGGCGTCATCGAGAGCCCACTCTCCGCCGCCTGGGCGCGGCGGGTCGCGGCACGGTTCGAATTTCCCATGGGAGCGCGTTGA